TTATAGTTATGTCGCCGTGAGTTAAAGCAGCGTACCCTTCTGAAGAAAGCACTCGAGGTATTATTACGCTTTTTTCCGGGCTAATCTTCCCGCTTTGAGTCTCTATTCCGGGGGCTTGAAACCCGCTACCACTCATATCAAAATTAATATTGTAAGCAGTATAAGAGACTGAAGCACTAGCAAATCCTCCAACAGACCCTTGAGTATTGTAAGAATTAAGGTAGCAGTTACCAAACCCTATTACGTTATACCCTGTTGCAGCCGGATCAATAGATTGATAAATGTCAGGATCTACAAAGTTCTCTTTAAAATAACTTCTATTGATATCCCCCTTGTCGGGGTTAACTACAGCATATATATTTCTACAGTCTCTATACTGGTTTAAAGGGAAATCCTGCCAAGGATATTTAAGTTTTTTGTTTTCATCTTTTTCGAAAAAACCCGAAAGAAGTGAAACATTTTGATTGTTTTCGTAAAAAGACTCCCCGCTAAATGGAAAATTAAACAAAGGGTAATTAACGTTAAAACCTAATCGCGACTCATTTTTAGTACCACATAACAAGTAATCAAAACTTAAATCTACAGAAGGGTAATCAATATAAGGTCGGTCAACTAATCCTCTTTGATTAATTTGAACTATATCAGTATGAGGAGTATTAATAGAATAGCTAACCGACTGAACTCTATCAATTGGATTTAGTTTGTTTATTTTTTGAACTAACGAGGAATAATCGTCGGTAGGATCGCCACCGACATAACTTAAAAAATTATAACCGCTTTTCGGGGCAGGTCCTACAAACAAGGCCTGACAATTGTAAATTACAGTTGGCCTTGCCATTACTTTTCTCCTTCATAAACACTTGCGTATAATATCCCTGCTAAAAAGTCATCGACTTGATGTTCGTAAGCAACATCTTGGACTTTTTTAACTCTGTCATGATTTCTGTCAGTAGGTTCTGCAGCATACCTTCCGGCTTTAGCTAACCAATTTTCAGGATCTTCATTTGCTATTACAATATTAGTTATTTCTTTAGCTATACCTTTTTGTTGCTTACTTAAACGCTTTCTATTATGTAACTGCCTTAAAGATGCTTCAACCTCTAATGTCAACTTATCTGAGAGGTTTAAATTATCTTGTATGCTAGTTAAGCTAAAATTGAGAGTTTCTTTCGCCGAAGCTTTAGTCCCTACTGGAGTTTTTGTATCAGTTTCTTTAGGAGTATTGCTTCCGGGTGGTCTACCGCTCATCTGCGGACCTTTAGCCCCACCAATCAATGGTTGATATAAACCTTCGTTTTTAAGCTCTTGAAATCTTTTTTGAGATTCAACAGATTCATCTGAAGTAGGGAACCTGCCAGACTCTATAGCTTGCATACCTTCTTCTGCCGTTAGAACTCCCAGCTCGATTAACCTACTGTAAATACGAGAATAAACCGATGTATCTCTTAAATCTACATCTTCAAAATGAGCTGTAGGATAGTTTTTAAATCCTAACTCTTTAGAAACACGTCTTATCTCTGGCATTAGAAAATTCTCTAAAAATACTCTACGCCCTTGTTTAAGTCTTTCCATAAACACTTGGACTTTAATACTAGTATTAGCGAACTTTTCGTCACTTAATAAAATATTGTTTAAGCCCATTTGTATGTCTTGGTTGACTACATCATATTTTTTAGGATCAAGAATGTTTCCAATGTCTGGAATAACAAATTTGGCATCAGTAGTATAATCAGAAATCAATACTCTACCTACAGACTCGTTTTCAAAGAGCTGTTGCATTGCCATTAAATTCTTTTGGTTTACTCCCCCATCTGCTGGTTTAGCCCCCATTGTTATTAATAATATAGCTTGATTAGTAGTTCTAGCTACAGCCATATCCATTTGTTTCATCTCCTGTTTCCAGTTGATATCTTCTAAAACAGGGTAACCCATAGGAACCGCAAAGGGTTCGTAATCTTGCTTTTTATAGAAAACGGCGATTAATTTATCAGTATCTAATGGTATGGTGATAGCTGACATACCAACATTTTTACTATCTTCAATAGTTTTTCTAGTTTGCGGAGGTAAACTTTCAAGGACTTCTCTATCTTCCTCTGTTTGAGGGTAACGAAGCCTTTGAAGTTCATAGTCAGTTATGACTTTGTAATAAACTCCAGTACTAAATGAAATACTTCCTTGAAGTTGAATGTCCGAAGGATTTAATATTATATATTTCGCTGGTATGTCTATTTCTTCGCCAGCCTGAGCTAAACCAAAGGTTTGATTAATTTTAAAAGCGTCATCTTTTTCCATCTTGGCATTATAACGGTACATGAATACATTACCTGACCTATAATACTCTCTAAAAAAACGGCTTTGAAGATCGTCTATATTTATGCGTGAAAAAAGAGTTTTGAAAAATTCACGAGATTTACGACTACCTCCAGTATAAAATAAATTACTAATCGAAAATTCAGTCATTAAATCGATAGTGTTCCTAAAAACTGAGAAGTTATAGTAAGCTTTTTGACACAGAATAATCGTATCTCTTATATCAATATTAGAGTTGTTTGTTATTCCATGCGAATACTTGAAGGGAATCATCCCGTCTTCAATATTTTTAAAGCGGTCAGTCCGAGGAATGTCGGCTGCTTTGTTTCTACGGGTTCGTGTTTGAGTAGCAGTGCTTTGGTGCATTGCCATCAATGGTTCCGTACCTTGTTCCGTTTTCTTCTTTACAGCCATATTTTACTTTAAAATTACACCTAAGCTATCATTCTGGGAGTAAATGTATGATTAATTTGCTCTTGGTGAGTATTTTTAATATCATTATAGGCTTTAACAGCCCAGTTTCCTAACATTAAAGTAGTGTAATTATCCTTACGGGCGCGGTTAACGGAAGTGCTCCTTTTAAGGTGTTGAGGAAGATCAAAGGTTTGGGTGCCTTTAGCTGTAGTTTTGACTTCTACAAGGGCGCATTGCTTTTTAGTTTGGTTAACCATGTCATCTTGGAACTCAATTAAATCCCCTTTATCTGCATAAGGCATTAATTTTAAAGGTACAGCTTGAGATATAACCCTATCAAAAAAACTACCACAAGCCGCCGTCCTAGAAGCAAACCAGATCCTTTTATGATCAATTGAAGCTTGAAGATATTCATTAGCTTCTCGTAAAAAAGTAACCGAAAACAACTGTTTAAAACATATAACACCTTCTTTCATATTATACTGCTGTTTAGCTTTAAGAAGCATTTTTCTATAATCTTCACCTGATTTATCGCTTTGAAAATCAAAAAACTTAATATGAGTCCGTGTACTCACAAAAAGCTCAGACTCATTTGCGCTATCTATAAATTGATATCCTGCGTTATCAATTATAATCATTACTAGGTTAAAGTTATTCACTATGTAATGAAGATATTTTATATGATCTTTTAAGTCTCCACCCGCTACTGCATAACTATGAACTAAAGTAGAATGGTTTTTCTTTTCCTCATCTAGTTCAAGGATCGTCATAGCGAAATAATCAGAAGACGGACTGTTACTAAAACTGGGGTCAATAGCTAAAATATAATCTTTGTCTCTTTCTCCCTTTATCAAAGTGTGAGGCTTTTCGGTATCAGGGACAGTACAATCATGCATTTTCTTTGCGCTGAAGTAACTGTCACTTCCGTCAGTAAATTGAGCGCAATACTCTCGTAAAAAAGAAGAGTTAGAAGATCCTCCTGCTCGTGCTTCCTCAATCACTGTGCTATCTATCATATCTGTAGGTATAGAGTCAAAAGCCATTTGTGATATAAAGTAGTTTGAGTTGAGAATATCATCTGAATAAATATTATTCATCCAGTCTTTGTAAGTTTTAAAAAGGTTTTCAAAACTAAAACTTGCAGATGAGAGAGCAATCATCTTTGAATTATTTTGAAATTTTATCCTATCCTTCTCTTGCATTTTTCCGGACTTAATAAGGTCATCTTCCATCTCCCTTATCTTTATTCTTTCTGCCATGTCTTGTGGAGCTACCAAGAATGGCATCAATACTGTTTTAATAGTTTCTTCAGGCAGTAATAAAAATTCGTCAAGCACCAAAATATTTGCACGGAAACCACGAATCTTTTCTCCACTTAAAGGAATAGCAGTAATAGTTCCTTCATTTATTTTCCATTCGAATTGATCATTACGTTTAGATTTAGCTCCGAAAGCATGCGCTAACATTTGAGCCTCTTTAGATTCGACTATCTTCTCTAGATTGTTAAAAATAAACCGAGCCGTACGAAATGTAGGACCTGCAATCAATATTTTGGTTTTGGGTTCAAAAATGCATTGAAGAAAACAATATACGGCGGCTATAAAACTTTTACCACACCCACGTCCCCACACACACATACTAAAGTTACGATTAAAAAAAGCTTTAAGCGTTATCTCTTGATATAAAGCTAATTTAATTCCTGAAAGAAGCTCTGTAGTAAAACCTAAGTTAGAACGCATAAACTTAGCCAAAGTAATCTTAGCTTGTCTATCAGGTAATTCCCCTTTTAAATCAAAGAATTCTTCATTTAAATTCGGGATAGTTTTTTTATATTTGTCGGGACAATACCACATTTTAATCTAGATAAGCTATTAAAATTATTAAAATAATAATGAACAGAGCTTGTTCATATGTTAATACAATATGCCCCTTCATAACAATTTTAATTCGTAAGCTAGTTGTAAATCATGCTTTTCTTTTAGAACATCTGAAAGTAATAGCTTCTTTACAATTCTAGTACATTCATCTCTTCCATTAACAAATAAAAACTGTATGTGAGAGAATTCTTGTATTAAATCTCTTACGTTATGGAATATAAAATCTGGAGTAACTCTTGTATTTTTTTTGTATACATGTTTCAATCTATTAAACGCCAAACAGTCATTAAGATTTCTTTCTACTAATATTACCATATAAGCGTTTTCTTCGGCCGCTCTATTTATTTCATTTTTAAATCTTTCTAACCCAGAGCTGAGAGTGCCTATTAGATCGGGCACAGACTTTCTTTCGATGTATGTATTTTGCGTTTTCTCTTTATCGTTAAGACAGTAATCTCCAAACTTTAAACCTCTCACTTCTGTAGGGAAGTCTTCTATTTCTAATGGTTTTTGTTCTCGAGAATCTATATAAATTAAATGGTCGTCAGAATACGTTTCTTCATACTCTTTTTTTGTAGGGATACATTTAAATTTATTTTTGTACCCTATCTTTTTGCAGAGCTTGTAATAACTGTCAAAAAGTAATTCATAATATTGAATTGGGGGCATAGGCAGTGTTCGTAACTCTACTTGAGTTGGAGCGTAAACTAATCCCTTTTCTTCTTTCCTTTTTTGCAAAAGTGCGGCGCAATACTCTTGCGCTTGCTTATTAGGTATACTTTTCAACCAACTTTTCAGATTTCTTTTATTGTTAAAGTCTGAAGAAAAATATTGATCTTTATTTTTGTACTTTATGAGTTCTTTAGTATGTAGATCATGACGAGGGAAATTTTGCTGATAGTATTGCTCTATACTAAGCTTGTGAGCCTTTATATGTAAATGAAGGCTTTTGTCTTTTTCGAATTCTTTTCCACAAATTTTACAGCTAACCATTTAAAACTTCTTCTTCACTTATTCCTAAAATGCGAGACTTTATGTCTTCCATAGAGCTGAGTCTTTCTATTTCAGTTGAAAGATTTTGTTTGCGCAGCTCCGCTATCTTAATCATTTTATTCCTAGACTCTTCATCTTTCCAAAGTTCTACAAGGTTTAGTATAGAAGCAGACTCTTGCATTATTTTACTCATCCTTTGGCTTCTTTTCTCTTTAAGCTCGTTAAGTAATTTAGTCTGCCTGTTAACGCATTGGTTGTATTCAGTCTGAGCTGTGTTGATGGCTTCAACCAAGCTCATAGCCATTCGCCTTCCTTCAGTATCCTCTGCGTTTTGGTCAAGAAGCTGTTGAAGTCTTTCGACACGCCTTTGTATGTTGGAAGCTATAACTACTTCCGCCGATAAAACTATATATTGATCTACTTCCTCTTGAGTCAAATCTGGTTTGTCCCAAGTATAACGAACAAAGCTGCTCTCGAATAACTCTCTATCTGTTTCTGCTGAGTAAGTGCTTATTTGATGTAGAAACCTGTAGGTGTGCATATATCCAATTAATGTGGATAAATTCTTTTTATTCTTAGCTGAAACTTTATCTTTATCTATTCCATGATGAACATATTTATTCACACGAACTAATGCACGACTTTCAGATTTAGGGGGTTGGTAACCACCCTCTACTGGCACATCACTACTGTCTGAAAATTTAACTTGATTAGGTATAGAGTTTGTGAACTCAACAACTATTTTATATTCTGCATGTAGTGGTGATATCTTAGGGTCATCAAATACCATCCTAGCCATTTCTATCGGTTTCATGGCGCTACAATTGTTTGATATAAATTCTTTTTGCTCTTCTGTTAGTTCTGGTTTTTCTTTAGCATAATATTTTCCACCTACTTTGGCCTGTAGACTTTTTTCTGCTAAAAACTTTTTAATAGCTATCCCATAACGAGATCTTCCCGTTTTTGCATCTTCTGGGATCTCAGAAAAGACTAACTCTATTAATTCTTTTATGAAAGGAGGGTTGTCCGGCCTGTCGTTCCACTCTTTAAGTATAGCTAATTTTTGGTCTTCGTTTAGAGTTATTGACTTAGAGCTCATAAAATTTCTATCTCTCCATCTTTTAACATTTTTTTAACCTTCTGAATAATAGACTTCTTTACATTTTTAATCTGTTTGTAACCGGGAACTCTATTTTTTTCGTTAGTCTTATAACCCATTAAGGTTGCGGCTTCTTCTTCAGACATGTTATTTATGTATAGGGCTTGATAAATTTTCCATTCGGCACTTTTTAAGTTGGCCTTCATCTTTTCGTTAACCCTATTCATTAGAGCCATTATATCGACCCCTGTATATTCAGCCGCATTTATTTCGTGGGTATGATCATCTATAGAAACTGGGAGCTTTGCGTCGTAAGCTTGTTTTTTAGTGCGTACCCAATTAGCGTAAAGAGGGCAAGTTTCGCATTGCTTTCCGTATATGTAACAGAGATTACCCGCTTCAGCTGCTGCACATTTAAGACAAGGTCTACAGTAATTCCCGTAATTATTTCTTATCAGATTTTTTATCTGATTTGAAATTATTCGATTAATCCAAGGGTTAAGGGGTTTTTTAGTATCGTAAAGATGCCATTTTTTAAAGATATGTATCCTAAGAATTTGAGAAACATCGTCGAAGTCCATCCATGATAAAGCCGTGAGACTCCACTTAGATTTTCTTTTCCTTATCTCCGCATCTATTTGTTCGATAAAATCTTCAAAGTTAGGCTTCTTTTTTTTAGGCATTTGGTTTACGAGATGCTCCAGCATCTCTTTTAAAATCCTCCATAATTGAATCGGAGGAATAAGTAGGATCAGCCTCACGCTGATAACTATCTACCGGTTCAGAACCTCCCGTGCCTAAAAGTTCCTCAAGAGTATTGCGTTTGTCTGGGCGAGTTTGCTCTAAGTCAAACGCTAAACTATCCATATCAGGCTCTATAAACTGCTCTTCCTCTTCTTCTATCTCAACAATAGGAGTTTTTTTAACAGCCTTAGCTGCTTTAAAGACTTTTTTTGGAGCTTTTTTAGTGATTGAAGAAAAAGATTCCCCGCATGAGCCACAAAACTTGGGCTTACTCAAAGAGTATTCTGTTCCAGAACCGCAAGTTAAACAATAAGCTTTCATGAATAATGTATACACTATATATATTAATGAAAAATGCAGATTTTTCAAAAAAAGTGTATAAACTATATGGATATGGAAAACGTCAAGTTCAAAAACTCGGATGGAATCGAATACGAATTGATATGGAAAAAACCTCACCATACTTATAATGCTGATGGTTTGTGCTACTCGCCCGAAGCGGATGAGCCCAAAATCCTAGTAGATCCAAAGCTAAAAAAGAGAAGAAAAATGAGCACCCTTATAGAAGAGGTAACTCATGCTTTTTTTTGGGATAAGACAGAAAGAGAAGTAAGAAAATTCTCCTCTGTCCTTGCGGGTTTAATTAATAAACAAATTAAATAGTATCACATTCCTCTAGTTTAGAGACAATAAATTTGGTTAATTCTGACCGAACAATATCTTCTTGACTGAATTCAAAAGTGTGAATACCCATGTCCCTACTTTCTTGATTGTTAAAAACATCATAGAGTTTAAGGAATCCTCCTCTATTTCCATTTTTTAAGTCAGTTTGCATAGGGTCAGCCATTATAACACATCTAGAATATTTACCTATTCTGGTTAATACCGTAACTATCTCGCGGAAAGAACTATTTTGCGCTTCATCCATTAAAATGGCTTTTCCATTCCAACTCATTCCTCTAGCAAAATTTACTGGGTGAATTGATACCCTTTTTTCTTTCTGCAGTTTTTTTACTGTTTCTTCACTGAGTAATTCATCCAGTTTGTCCATAAAAGGCAAATTATAATAATGGAGCTTCTCATCTGCATCTCCCGGAAGAAAACCTAATCTTGAATCAGAGCTTTCTACGGCAGAACGCATATATATAACATCTGATACTTTAGAATTGTTTAACAAATTTAAAGCAGAATACACAGCCGTTAAAGTTTTAGAACTTCCCGCTGGACCTTTACATAAGATAAGTCTCGTACTTTTATCTTGTGAAATTTCTATAAATCGTTTCTGTTTTTCAGTCCAAGGTAACTCTTCGATATAAAACGTATCTTTAGGTTTAAGTGGGTCACGTTGGTGAATCTTGACCCTTCCGTCCGTAACTTCGAGGGACTCAAAGTCTCCCGTGCTCTTTACTTTTGGCATCAATAACATTTTACACTGAAAAAAGTGTAATCTATAAAAGAAAGTTATGAATGGCTCGACTAACAGTTTAACTTCGATAATAGAAAAAGAAGAAGTTCAGGGATTTGTGGAGGGTTTAATTGGGGAATATGGGTGGTTACTGTTAATAGCTATCGCAACTATTTTAGCAAAAGACATGATAATGAATTTTGTCCAAGGTCTGTTAGTTTTTGTGGGAAATGATTTTAATAACGATGATATCATTTATATTTCGGGACGCCAAGCTAGGATAGTTCGGGTAGGTATTCGTAATACCGTTTTTTACATGTCAGATAGGGGAACTAAAATGCCAGTTCCTAATGAGCAGTTAAAACAGTTAACTATTGAAAAATCTTTACCTAAAAACGGAGGAGCTCCTTATTTACCCAAGGGATGCGACCCTGACTTTATAGGCATGAAAGAAGTGCCGGTAGAACCGCCCCCCACAAAAGTAGAAGTGGTAACTAAGCCCACTACTCAAAGAAACGTTAAAAAATGAAAAAAATCTTAATTATTATCTTATTACTTGCAGGATGCAAAAACATGGATGAAAATGGGAGGTTAGAAAAAGTCAGGTTTTCAGTTCCTGCTTTTTTTCATGTGGAAATGGAGTACTATTCTGATCAAGAAAACTTAACTTCGGGGTCTCAAAGAAGGCAATTACCTTCTCACAAAATAATAAATGGAAAAAAATTTCCAAGATTAATGGAAATGGGTGAATAAAAAGTGTATTAATTAATAACATGAAAGAGATAGATTTTACTGATCAAATCACTCAATACAAAGAGGAAGGTCTTTTAGCAGACGAAAAAGCGGGTTATCCACCTAATTGCAAACCCGGTTACGAAGTAAGCAAAGATAAAAAGAAATGTGTCCCTTTGAAAAAATATAGCGACGAAGCTAAAACTAAGGAACAGTATGAAAAAATTGATACTAAAGAGCTTAAGCGCGACGATAAAAAAGAAAAGAAAGAACATGAAAAAGACGCTTTAAAAGACGATGCTGATAAAATTAAAAAATTAAAGAAAGGGAAACCTTCTGAAAAGAAGAGCGTCGAAATACATGATATCAAAAAAGATGAAAAATTTGATAAGAAAAAGCTTAAAGCCGCGAAAATGACAAGTAAACAAAAAAACGATCTTCCTGATTCAGATTTTGCTTATATAGAACCGGGCGGTAAGAAAGATTCTGAGGGCAAAACAGTTCCTCGCTCTCTGCGTCATCTTCCAATTAATGATGCAGCACATGTGCGAAATGCTTTAGCTCGACTTGATCAAACGGATATCAGTGCGGAGGCTAAGAAAGCAGCCCTTAAAAAAATTAAAGCTGCAGCCAAAAAATTCGGTATTAAGGTTAGTGAGGCATCAGCCACTATAGATTACTCTGATTTGTACTAACCTTTTATAAAGGTCTTGTTAAAGAAAAAGCCCCGCGACGGCGGGGCTTTTGTTTTACATGTGTCTTAAATCATTTTCTGGGTTTGTTCCCATCAATAACTTTATCTCGTTTATTAGAGAATTCCTTTTTGATTTCTTCCATTCTTTTCTTCGTTTCCTCTCTATGTTTCTTCCTTAATTCATGTAGCTCCTTATGAAGCTCTTTCATTTTTTCCCGAAGCTCATTTAACTCTTCGCTATCTATTTTTTTACCTTTCCAATGATTTTTGCGTTTTTTGCTTTCAAAATGTTTTTTTCTTTTCTCTGCAGCGGCTTTGAACCTTTCTTTGACTTTTTCTTTATCGACTTTTTCGGGACGAGGTTTACCTTTACCTTTGTTAGGTTTAGCTTCCGCCGTTGTTAACACTGATGCAATAATTGCTATCAGTCCATACTTGAAGATGTTTTTTACCATCATGGTACTATGTTAATATACACTGCTACGTGTAATAAGTTATATGAAGATTACTAAAAAGAAAATCGCAATAATTTTAGCTCTCGTAGCTCTTTCCCTTTCTCTTGTTTTTGTTTTTGGCCATAAGAAAGAAGAGATCCACGAGAAAGTAGCAGATAAGGTCACAGAAAAGGCCACTGAAGCGATTGTAGACAAAGTAGTGGACAAAGCGGCTGACAAAGCAAAAGAGAAGCTTACAGACGAAATTTCAAAGATTTTAAAGTAGTATGATTTAGGCTGAAGGATATTCTGGGATATCTTTCAAAGTATCTTTTTCTTTTTGTTTCTTTTCGTCATCAGGGTAGTGATTGTAAAAAAAGTAAGGACTATTTCCATAAGACCGATCTATATCCTCTGAAGTCATCTCTTTGTCATAGATTTTAAATCTAGGAGGGTTTTCCTTATCATACGGAACAATAAAATCTGGATTATGCCAGCGCAACAGATTATTGGGAGGTATGGCATAGTTTCCATCATCCATTTCCAAAAAGTGATAACACTTTGAATCTTGGTCATTAGCGTATCCAATATTGAGCTCATTAAGGTCCCCTTCGTAATCGTCAATAGTAAATACGTACTTGCCAGAACGCCATACTCTATCCCTACAGAATACGTCCACTTTACGGTGCTGCAAAAAACCGAATGTCGTAACTGCGATATCATTATCTTGGCAATCCCATGTTTGCAAGAGTGATAATCGCTGCTGTTCATCTTCTGATAAAACGTCATAGTCTTCTTTATGACAAAAGGCCGAAATAGGCATCTGCCAAAAAACTGCCCCCAAGCACGATTGAAAATGAAAGTGCATAGGGCGATTGATCATTGATTTTACACCAAATATATACCCTTCTGTCAAGCCTGAGCTTTCGGGGCCAAATATATACGAGTTCCTGATGAAACAGTTTATGTAAGGAGTGTTAGCGTTTAATTGAGCCATTTTGAAAAAACTTCGTGTAAGTATATTATATATTACATGTCAGAGACAAATAAAAATAAAAAAATTAGTTTCACGGACTTAGATACATTTTTGAAGATAGCCCCGATAATTGGTTTAGCGGTATTAGCGTATTTACAAACACTTTTTCCTAGTAAGGTGGAGTTCGACAAGTTAGAGCAGCATTTAATTCAAATGGATAAAAAAATTACTGAGATGACTGTACTTCAAAAAGCCATAACATCTAATACATCAGATATTAAAATTATAGATAATAGAATGCGAATATTAGAATTAGAGGTGGCAAAACATAACGCACAGAGCCCTAAAAAAACTATAAGATGATCAAGATAATTATTCCCTTTATATTCGCTTTAAGTCTGAACGCAGAGCCGGACTTCGATCCTGATGTGGAAATTAAGATAAAAGGGTTAGTATGCTCCAGTTGCGCGATTGGAGTAAAAAAAGGGTTA